CTGAACAATAGAACCACCAGACTTCACTGAAGCCCTCGTTTGTACCGGCAATAGTCTGCTCAATTTGGTTGATGTTAATATTGGCAAATACGTGCTGGCGCAGGGAGCAGGGGAGCGTTTGTACACGACCATCGTACGCGTAAAATTTATCTGCGCCCATCCAGTAGGTAACGTTAGCAGCCGTAGCCACAGCGTTTTGACCCACGATGGAGATGTTCGTACCCATCTGCTGGAAACCCCACACATATGGGGGGCCAAGGTACTGCATGGAATACAGCGCCGCATCTGTAAACACCAGTATTTCTTGACGCTGAGGCTTGATAGCCACAATCTCGGAGCCAGAAGACAGCGTAAAACTACCCGCTTGGTTAGTGATGGCTGGAGCCCACGTAGAGTAGTCTTCTTGGTCTGACCAACGCACTAGCAAGGGGTTAATTTCCGTTTCACCATAATCGTTACACCCGAAGGCGATAACAAAGCGTGAAGAGTCTGATACGTGAACAATGTTGCACGCGCTTGGGCAGCTAGAATCCGTGGTCCAGTAGGCTATGCTGTCTTGTGTATTTGTGTTGGTGCTTGACAACTCCTGCGCCCGAAACACGGCGCTCGCGGACACGGCGGGAGCCCACAGATAAAGAGGGCCACCACGATTATTGGCGAGGAGGTACTCTCCGTAGTTAATTTGGCTCCATAGACGTAAATCAACTTTCACCCCAGTAGCTGCGGATTGCCCCCACCCAGTGCTAGCAAATCCAGTAGTTACCCCGCTCCAACCGCCCGCACCCCATCCAGCGGCTGTTGTAAAAATAGCGGAGCCTGTATTTATTTGGTACTCAATACTGCACGCACCCGTAGTTCCGCTAGACGTAGCGGGGGTAGTCACTTCAATGGAGAACGTGTTTGGGTCTATGTACTCGACGCGAAACTCGGTATTTAGGTCCGTATCAGGAATTCCATTAACCGCCCCACTCACGCCGGAGATCACAATAAAGTCGCCGGTCTGTGCGCCGTGCGCGGTGTCGTTTACTACAACTGTAGTTGAGGTGTCCGTAGTGGTAAACGCGTTTGACCCAATAGTAGATGTGGCACGCAGGGGGGTAATATCCACAACGTCACTGTCTGAAGAGTCTTGTATATAGAGCTTCAGGTTTGTGCCCAGCGATACGTAGTTACGTCCTTTTAGAGAAACCCAGTTCCACATAGAACGGCAGACGCCCCAGAACGCCCCACTCGGCGGAGGTAGCGGAGAAGTATTTACCCCCGTATCAACCACCCAACCGCCAATTTTCTCGGGGAAGCCAGAACGGAAGCGCACTTTGTCGCACTCATACCAGCCGCCCTCATTGGCTAGGGTAGTATTGTCTCGGCTGACCCCGGGGCGAAATTTAAGCGCTTGTAGTGGCATATAGGTCTCTTAAGCAACGAGTCCGGGTAAGTATACAGTTTTACCGTCTTTTTTAGTAGCTGTAAGCACCTGCTTCTTGTTGTCACCGAGGTTGTAGCTGACATGCACCCAACCTGAATCGGGGACGCCGGGAGTGTAGAACTCCAAAATTACTTGGCGGAAGATTAGGTTATCCACGATCCACTGGGCAAGCTCAGCGTTGGCCACACCGGGAATCTCTATATCTGCAGCCATACCACGGCAATGATCCGAAGTCTTGGAGCCGCCTACTTTGGTGTTTACCTTAACACTGCGGAAGCCTGAATTGACTTTAACCGCCATACCAAACCGCTCCCGCACAGGCTGCAGCACGCACTCGCACAGAATAGTCAGGTTTTCTAGCTGGTCGGCATCGGGGGTATTGTCAATGTCATGACGCAGGGCGGTTTCGCTTTTGGTCATCTCCGCAAGAGAGAAGTTGGCGGTTAGTTTCATATAAACTCTTCTTTAGGTATCTGTACGCATGTAAGCTCAAAAGCGTCAACGCTTAGGTCTGTGGCTAGTTTGTGTCTGAGCACGTAATTTTTCTGTTCGCATTGGCTGGCGGTTGCCGTTAAAGTGCCGTTGGCAAACCCGCAGGCACCATTGGTGAGACAAATAAAAACAACAGGTAGCCAGAACGACATGACGTACTCCTAAACTATTTCACAATGGACCTTAACTGATCGCCCTTATCTTTACTACCAACGCTAGAGCCGAAGTAGTAGCTGAGGATTTGTGTTACGGCGGCGGATAGCACGCCCAAGATGTAAATCAGGATGTCCTTGGCCTCGGGCTTCACTTCCACAAAGATCAGCACCGCGAACAGCAGGAACGATAGGCCTACAACGCCCAGCGCCAAAGCTGGGGTCACAATCTTGTTAAGGAGAGGCGCATTCGCACTCGAAGCAATAGCCATCTCGCGCTCACGAGCGCTGTTTTTATCTGCAAGAATAGCTTTAAATTTGTCGTGCTCAAGCTGTTTAATTTTGGCTTCCGCTTCGGGGTCTTTGTTAATTGCCTGCATTACAGCGTCTACTTCGTCTTTGACGCCAAGCTGTTTAGAAAGCGCACTAACTGCCATGCCAGCCAGAGGACCACCAAGTACAGTAGCAATACCGGGCGCGAAGCCTTTAACCATTGAAATAAGTTCATCCATTTCCGCCCCTTGTATATATAGCCCACACCAATACGGTAATAACTATTACCCCAGTCACCACCGATATAACAATCAGAAAGCCATTTATCCAAGCCCATATTTTCTGTTTTCGCTTGTACGCCGCCAGAGCAATAGCCTTGGCTTCTGCATCTCGTTTTCGCTTGGCATCAGCTTGAAACTGCAGCCAGTCGTCCCACAAGCCAGCCCGGCCAGAATAGACCATGAGTTCTTGCAGCGCTTTTTCGTTTTGTTTAATCGTCTCCAACGCGAAGAACGCCTCAGAATCAGACCCACTGGCGTTGGCTTTCTTAGCTATCGCCGCTTTATTATCAAAGAAGCTGAACAGGTGTTTACCCGCCGCCATAATGTCTCCACCATTGGCAACCGTTTCTTTAATAACTGCAAACGCAGCGTTGGCGATAGCGAGTTCAGCAAGCATAGACCTTGCAGATGGTCCAGCCAAATACGTTTAGGTTTTGCTGTATCATGGATTAACAGATGTAACGGTTAGGACTAACACTTCGGCTTCTGCCCCCTACGTAACATCAGGAGCGGTAATTTGCCCGACCGTGCCAACTGCTGGGGCATAGACGGGAGTTGCCATTTCCACCCACAAAGCAATAGGCGCAAACGCCTCAATAACACTTTCCAAAGACTCCCCTTCAAAGGGAAGACGCACCCCCATGTGCATTGTTTGGAGGCCGTCCGCAGAATAAACTACCTCCATGCATCGCGCAGGCTCATCAACAGATTTGATGGTGTATGTGTAAACTATGCTCATGTGCTTGCTCCCAAATGGGTTCCTGTTTTATATGTAGTAATCACGATATTCCTCCTAGTCGAGTTCCTGTGGCAAGCCAAGTAACATTTCCATTGCCCGACACGGCGTTACCAGAGCCGCCGCCATTTCCATTTCTTGTACCGCCAAGCACATACCCTCCAGTCACCCCAGCTTCACCCCAGCCGCCACCGTTGTTGCCGGGTGCGGCTGGGTTGGATGGGCTACCTGAACCGCCTCCTGTGCTGGGGCCGCCGTTGCCGTAAGCACTTATAGTACCAGTGCCACCGTTAGGGCTTCCTCCGCTAGAATTTGTCAAGCTAGACCGACCGCCACCGCCACCGCCGCCGAAGAATTTAGTTGTTACCTCATCGTAGGTGCTAGAGCCAGCGCGACCGCCGCCACCGCCACCGCCACCGCCTGCAATAGTCCCGGCGTTGTTAATAGAAACGGGCGAGCTAACGGACAACGCCGGGCCGCCCGGTTGTCCGCTGCCGGCGAGCGGTAGTCCGCTGTTTACACCATTTCCACCGGTGCCGCCTCTGCCTACAATTGTTCCGCTGTTTATAAGCTCAATGCCGCCGGGAAATGAACCGTCCACAGTTAACGCAGGCGTACCTGTGCCGTTACTGCTAATGTAAATTCCAGAGTTAACCGTTGCAACAACCTTTGTGGTTTGATTCCATCCAGCATTGACTGCCAACGTGCGCAAGTTTGCATTTGTTTGGTTGCTTGAAATGTTAAACGAAAACTGGTTTGCTTTTCCATAACCCTGCGATAAAGAAATTTGACCACTAGCGACCCCAAACAACGTGCGTGTGGTGGAGTCGTTCAAACTTCTCGTAGATGTAGACCCCGCCCCTAGCTCTACGTTAACTTGATTTAGGGATATAGCACCTGATGCTGGTAACGCCATGTTAATTCCTTATGGTGTGCCGTAGGCGGTTACGTTAGCTAGTGAGGTAAAGTTGCCACTTGAATCGAGTGATGCAAGGTTTGTCGCCCCATACTTAAAATATAACTTGCCCCCAGACTCTACAACGGAAAAGGCGGCTGTGACTAGATTCGTTGCGTTTGCCGCACTTGTCGCACTTGTAGCCGTAGCAGCGTTGCCCGTAACATTGATTGCCCATGTACCTGAAGCCCCGGTACCCGTAGGAGAGGGAACATCCGCGCCAATAGCAAGGCCAAGGTTCGTACGTGCGTTGCTAGCGGAAGATGCTCCGGTTCCCCCGTCGGCTATAGCTAAATCTGTTGCGAGCGTTAGCGATGAAAGGTGGTTGTTTTGGAAAACGAAAGCGGTTCCGGTAGTCCAAACGGTTACTGTTTTACCTGCTGGGATTGCGACCCCGGCACCTGCAGCAGTGGTGTTGCCAAGTACCGTGGAGTTGTAAATTGTTGCGGTATAGGCGCTAGCGTTATAGACAGTGTACGTCTTCTCAGTCGGGGGAGCGTAGACCGCGAAGTTTGCCCCGGTAGTGGTTGTCAACGCTAAAACTGCGTTTCGTGCTTGGTCGGCTGTGCCGTTGTTTGCTGTGAGGGCTTGGTTGGCGGTTGTTACTGATACCGCAACATACCCAGAAATACCATCTTCAATCAGTGTGCCGAGGTTGGTGTTCGTGGTCGCGCCCCAGCTCCCGGACTGGTCGCCCGTGCCGATTAGCTCAATACGTAAATTGGGTGAATAAGTGCTGCTCATTTAGTTGCCTTATGTTGATATGGCGGTCCAGTTTGGCGTCTGCGACGTGTTCACCAATCCCCAGACGTTAGTGTAACCAATATAGCCTTCGGCGGAAACCCCTGTTAGGTAGACGTTTGCCTTGCTAATAGTAGCGACTGTTCCCAGCGCCGTTGTTCCCAGCACGGTGGTCGGGTATATTTCCGCCGTCGCACGTATAACTGAGGTGCCTAGTGCTGTAGTACTTCCAATCCCAGTAACAGAAATGATGTTGTTAGTTACTAGCGATATGGCGCCCAACGCTGACGTACCCACTACGGCTACGGCGTACACTTCAGCTTTAGCCTCTGCAACGACTGTGTCTAGGGCGGATGTACCGACAACCCCTGTTTGCGCTAGGATGTTATTTGTAACAAGCGAGACCGACCCAAGCAACGCTGATGCCGGAGTTCCCGTAAGCGTCAGGTTTGCCGCCGCGTATATAGAAACAGTACCAACTGCACCCGTACCAACAACACTTGTTTGCGCAAGGATTTGGTTTGTAACAAGCGTAACAGTACCCAGCTCAGCCGACGCCTCAACGCCGGTAACTTCTACCAGCTCGTTAGGAGACTGTAGCTGCGACGACGCAAACGGAGCGTAACCAAATGGGTACTGGGCAAACGCCATTACTCGCCTTTCAGTGCTTTAATTTCTGCGCGGAGCTCTTTAATGCCTTGAATTAACAGGGGCACAAGGCGCTCGTAGCGTACGGTCAAGTACCTATCGTCAATTGGTGCGGGGGCGACTACTTCAGGCATGATCGCTTGAACCGACTGCGCGGAGACACCAACCTCACGAATGACGGCGTAGCCTAAATCCTGCGCTGTTTGGTTTGCCTCGTAGTAGAAACCCGCCAACGTGTCGATCTTGT